ACTGGTGCGGGAGCTGGCGTAGCTGCCAACGCCCGCGGTAAACCTAAGAAGCAGGACGTCATGGACGATCCTGAATCTTTCTTTGAAATCCTCTCCAACTTCTATTTTATGATTTACGGAGTTGAAGATAAAGATGAGCTTTTATCGAAGTACGATGTAGACGTCCGACAGAAGCTCAGTACTTAATTTGCTGGTTGTTTCTATGGAATAACCTGGCAAAAGTTTCTTTACACTGAGCAAAATGATGCCATGAAGTCTAGATTTGGTTCCGACTGGATCCAATATGGCTATGTCAAACAATTTGGCGGCTATGCTCAGATGATTGCTAGGCTAAATCCCTTCAATCTCAAATGGGCCATGGATATTAGTGGCTGGGACCGTGCTTTCCCTTTTTTGGAAGTCGTCTATGAAATTAGAAATTTTTTCTTGACGAAATCTATGGAAAGGTTAGTAGATCCCGAATCACTCAAGAAATTTAATTACCTTATGACCGAGGTTACAAGTGACATTGTTAACCATCGTGTCATTCTTAAAGATGGTAGTATATGGATAAAAGACGTTGGAAACCCCAGCGGATCAAACAACACTACCGAAGATAACTGCATTGGGCATGTCCTTTTGGACGCCTATATATTTATTAAGCTCTACCAGAAGTTACATCATGGTGAGCTTCCAAAAACCAAGAAAATTAAGAAGTATTGTCTTGCCCTTATTTATGGCGATGATGATCTTTGTGGCGTAAACACCCATAAGTTTCTTGGCGTAGAACCCTCCGAGGCCCTAGAAGCTTTGGAGGAAGTGATTGATACCGCTCTTACAAAGTGCGGCTTTGAAAAGAAATTTCTCCACACTGAAGTTGGTTTCGGTCCAATTAAGACCGTTCAGGAAGGTGGTCAGCTTGAATTTTTAGGCTCACTTCCTTTGGAAACCAAGTATGGGATACTGCCTAAACCCAATATCTCACATTTGGCTGCCTCCTTAACAACCAACATGAAATCTTTTACACCTACCAGCACAATCTCAAAAATTCGTGCTGCAGTTGATCTCTGCTCCCTCGGTGCCGATTACGACACCGAGTGCAAACTCGTTGTTGATTTTTGCAAGGATGCTTGCACTTATCTCTGGTCCCAAAAAGAGACCTTAGATTTGGAACCAACTGATGAACAATTTCTTTTGCTCAATGCAACTGGAAACTATAAGACGCGGACCTTGGTGACAGGCTTCGAAAGCGGCCCGAACCGGACTTCGGCTAGGAATCCCTTTTCTTTTTTTTTGGGATCCCGACACAAGGTGGATATAAGGCGGAATAAATACGCCGTAACAGCCCGAACCTTACAGTTAACAGATAAAATGAGTTCTAAAAAACGAAACACTGGCTCTAATAAAGTCAGAACTCTCGAGCAGCAGCTTGCTCGCGAGCGAAACAAGGTCAAGCAACTTCAAGCCCGCACTAAAGTGAACCAAAAGATGGTTTCACTTGCCGGCTCTGGTTCTTCAGATTGCCATGAATTTACTATGTCAATGCTCGACCCTGAACATTATGGACCCTTTCGCTACCCAGATGAGTTTAGTGAACCGACATCCATTTATAAAGCCATCAATAACTTTAATTTACCTATTCTAGTTAATGATGACCCTGATAATATTACATTCCAGGAGATCGATCCCAGTTCCTATTGGGCCGAGATCACTCCTAGTTTTGATGATACTATCACCTACCTCACATATGAAAATGGGAGACAAATGATGGGCCACGTCTCAATTGGAGCCCAGTCAAACTTATTTGGATTGAAACCCTTTAATGGTGATCAACCTTATTACCCTCCGGCCTCTAATCTAGCACTTCATCCAGATTCTCAGGCCTATTTGTCTCTACCAATTAGCAC